TAACTCTCCCGTGTCCTTATCACTTGAGTGTTGTCAGCGTATCTACCGAGAATCTTTTTAACATTCTCGGTAATAATAGCTAACTTTTCATGGACGGATAGTTTTTTGGACTTTACGGCTTTTTTTACAACAGAAGAAGAATCTTTTGGCTCAGATATTTTTTTAATTATCTTTTTAGCTTCTTTAGGGGTTTTCTTTATAATGAAATCATCACCCCACAATGAATCTACCATAGATTTTTCTCCTCAAATTATTTATTAATAAACTCTGCGAGGACGTGCTTGATACCCATCTACAGCTGCAGGTGCATTATAAGCAGGTCTAGTTTCTGCAGGAACTGTAGGTTGTCTATAAGTTCTAGCAGGTGCTTCTTGAGTAGAAGGTGCTGCAGGAGCTTCATATTGAGGTACTGCTGCAGGTGCTGCATTTACAACTTCGTTATAAGTAGGTCTAGCTGCAGGTGCCGGTGCTGAATAATTTTGTCTAGGTGCTGCTTGTGCTGTTGCTTTAGCTACATAATTATTAGCTGGAGTTTGTCCTGCTGGAGAATCAAGAAGTTTAAGCATATCTTCATATGATTTTTCAAGTACAGCTGCACCAGTTGCTTGATAACCTTCAAAAAGAGTAGTATCTTTAACATAAAGATCTTCTCTATAAATTTGAGGAGGTGCATACATGAGAGAGTATGTAGTATCTCTAGAACCTTTTGCTCCGCTTCTAGTAATTGTAAAAATCACATCAGAGAGGGGACCATATTCGTTCATGTAATTAACTAAAGTTTTAGCATAAGATGCAGTGCGTTCCCAAACCTTAGGTGTAGCAATAATCTGATTATTTTCGTCTTTAGTATATTCGATAAGGTGAATATAAATCTTAAGATAGGTCTTTTCACCTGCATCACAGAAAGGACACATATCCATAGGATCATTGGGACCTCTAAGACAGCTTACGTTTCTGTATCTTCCATCAATGTTTGCTGAGTGCACTGCTACCAAATCAAAATCTTCTGGGCTATCATGCATAATTCTAACTACTGCTTTATCGCCATCATTTTTAAGAGCGAAAAAGCCAACTCTAGGACCATTACCACTTTGTTGTCCAGCTTCCATAGCAGCGGCTCTTTGTTGGTATGTATTCCAATCCATTTTTGCCATTAAAATATCCTCCAATTATATATCTTTTTTATAGTTCAATTATTTATACAAACTTAATTATATCAATATTTAAGTTTTTGTCAAATTATTTCTAAATTTTTAAATTCTTTTTCAGTTAAATCGTTGACATCTTTTCCAAAAGGTATTCTTACAACATCTACTAAAACATCTTTTCTTATATTTTTCTTAAACCTATTTATAGCTTTATTACCAGGCGTATCACCATCAAAACATAAGTAGTAATGTCTTATACCAGATTTATTTAATATTTTCATTTGTTGCTCTGATCCAGTACCAAATAATGCTACAGCTGGATACCCCCAACCTTGAAGCGTCAAAGCATTTATTTGACTTTCACAAATATAAGCTGTTGTTTGTTTTTCTTGCAATAAAAAATTAAGTAAATAAACTGGTTTCTCTACATCTTCTGGTATAAAGAAATTTTTTGTATTTACAGACCTTTTAGTCACCATTACTAAATTATTAAACTGATCCCAAACTGGAAATGTTATAGATTGAGTCTTTGGATCAAAACCTACTTGAAATTTATCTACGACTTCTTTTGTAAGATTTCTTTTCCACATATATGGGTGATAATAATTATATTCCTCAAGTATATTTGGATCTAAAAATGTTTTTTTAGGTTTATCAAGAATAATATCAGTCAATGTTTCTTCGTACTGTATAAATGTGTTACCGAACCTTTCAAGTAACCATTCTTTACCAAAGTCTGCATTTTGACTAAAGCAGTGTGCTACAACATCATATAAATGTGCATTCTCACCGCAGGTAAAGCAGTGAAAATATCCATACTCAACTTTTGGATCAGCTTCGTCGCAGAATACTTGACAACTAGCGTGTGATTCCTGACCCATCTTATGAAAAGGACATGTTACAGTATAATTATTTCCTTTTAATTTGATTTCTCGAAAATATCTGTAACCAGTTTCCTTTCTTAAAGTTTCAAGTATATCTGTTATAGGTGTGTTTATTACTTTGTTACCTATAATAAGTTGCATTAAAACTCATCTTCCCCTATATCATGACTTTCTTCGTATCTATTATTTAAGTCTTCGCAATATTTACCACCAGCTGCATCATCTTCGCTAGGAATATAAACTAACGTACCTTTATCAAAGTTAACATTATACTTAAGAATCTTACCGTTAGCACTATCTCTGGATTTAAGTAAATGTACTGATAAAACACCATCTTTTTGATCTAAACCTAATACAACAGTTAGTCTTGACCGATTCTATCTGATTGTGCGATATTTTGTAATCCCAGTTGACCAGTCTCATTTATAGATCTATTACCTTGAGAAACAGCAATAATAGGTATCTTCTTAAGGACTTGCAAGTTTTTGAGATCTCTAGAAATGTTAGATGCTTTAGTAACTGGATCTTTTGCGTGTCTATCATCTTCCAATAATGAGTGTTGGTCAATACATAAAATATCAAGTTTTTCTTTATCTATAAAAGCTTTTAAGGCATTTACACCGGCTGCACCACCCAGCATAGTTGGTGTTACTACCTTTATTTTACCAGGAATTTCTTCTGATAAACTATCTAAAAATCTCTTATACTCATTTTGAATATCTCTATTACCATGAATAAGTTTAGTATTTGATAAATGTGAAACTAATGTGTCTACACGATAGCCAACTTTTCTTTCAGACATTTCACCTGAATATAAACCTACTGTTAGACCTTGCTTAGCTGCAGCAATAGCTACTATAAGTAATATCCAGCTCTTACCTACATTTGGACGTGCAATTATAGTTGCTAATTCTTCTTGTCTATCCCAGCCGCCGATTATTTCATCTAATTCTTTAAAGCCTGTTTTAACATAGTATTTAGCAAAATCTTCTGATCTCTCTATATAAGCATCATATCTAGATGTATCTCTCAAGATATCAACTGAATCTAGATGAATACCTTGAGTCATTTCTTCAGATGCTTTCATATATAAAGACATAGCTTCATCGACTTTCTTATCATTTAACAAATCTTTTATCTGATTAAATGTTTTTGCTAAAGAGCGCATGTTTTTATCGTTATAAAGCTCATCTAACAAATATTTTGAAGATTCGTTTACTTCAACTATATCAAAATCACTAAATCTAGATAAGAAAGTTATTTGATCTGGAATTTTACCATATGTATTTAAATGGTTATTTATAAAATCAAAGTGTTCCTGATAATCAGAAAAAAATGTTTTATCTAAATTATTTAATACTATAATAGAAGAATCACCGGTCTTTAACAGGTAATTTAACATTTGTAATTGTATCATTGAAATAATCCTCTCTTATCTTGACCAACAAAAACAACATCATTACTGTTGTTCACAATACGACTATACAATCTGCTTCCTAAATTATCTAGAAGCTCTTCATTAGTCAAGTTAGACGTATAAATGTTTGCTTTACCATAATCTAATCTAGCGTTTATTATAGTAAGTATGTTTTCAAATTCAAAAGAAGTTAAGCTTTTTGTACCAACCTCATCAAATATAACTAAGTCAGCATCTAAAGCATTTTTCTTAATATGCTGAACATAATCAGATTTTTCTGATATATTATCTTTCAAAGAAATAAGATATTTTGGTACATGTATATACAGACCTCTACATCTTAAATCTGATTTAGACCAAATCCTATAAAAATATTCTTTTAATATTTTAATAGCAAAACTAGTTTTTCCATTACCACTTATCAATGAGTGGATATATAGATTATCGCCATTTTCAACAAATTTTTCTACAGAATTTTGGATAGATTTTAAGTATTTAAATGCTTCTAAATCTCTCTTATCTGCGTCTACTCTTAAAACTAGCTCTTTCTTATGTTTTTCTGATAATAAAGCTTGATCAAAAAGATAATCTAACTTAAACTTTTTAACACAAAAATCTTTATCACAATCTATTTTATTACATCTATCAGCAAATAAGCAGCTTTCAATCATTAAAACACCTCATCAGCTACTTCTGCTCGTCTCTGAGTAGTTGTACTTACAAATCTATTTCTGAAATTATTTGCATAATCTCTATTAAAAACATTTATAGCCCAGCTTGCGTCTCTATAACCATTTATTGTAGCTATTTCAATAACTTTAAGCGCTATATCTAAATCACCATTAGCAAAAGTATCAACATCTCGTTGAAATAAGCTCACTGCTTTCTTAGATAAGAAACCTTTCGGATTAGCAAGCACCCCATCTACCCAACTTTCGAAAGCTTCTTTCAATTCTGGGAAAGTAACTGTTATATAAGATTTCATCTCAGACGCTTGCTTTTGTTTTATTGTCTGTTTCATACCAGGTAAAACTGTTGTTTTTACTTTAGTCTTTTTTGTGACAGAATCTAAAAATTGCTTATCATCTGATGAAATCATACTAGCAAGTTTATCTATATCAATATAGATGTTATCTACCTCACCAGCAGGTTTTTGCATAACATCTACTTTCATTAATTTATTATCTATAGCTAATTGCTCTTCCAACTCTAAGGTTGTTCGCTTTGTGATGTATCTTCGATCTAAAATGAAAAATTTATCTACTATAAGCTTATTTTTCTACGTAGCTTTATTACTTATATTTATAAGCTCATTAACATAAATAGCGGTATGCAAGCCCATTACCTGAGCTATCTTAACATTATAATTTGCAAGATTATCTGTTGATAACAAATCTATAAGCATCTAAATACTCCTTTTACATCTTATACAGAACAGACTCGTCAAAAATCAATTTTTGACGAGTAAATTTTTTGATAATTTTGTTAAAGTATTGTTAAGCAAATTATAAATTTTTGTAGAAGATACTTTCTTACACTCATCTCTAGCTAACAAAACTTCTTCACTAGGTAACTCATATTGCTTAGAAAAGCTGCTACAATAATCATCATCCATACTTCTTATATGTCTAGAAAGCTTCTTTCTATTAAACTGAGTATATATGTATGGATCATTTTTCTCTTTTATCGTATCAATGCAAGCAGTGTTTACAATACCATCGATAAGAAATGAGCTCATATAATTTTTACTCTTAAATTCTTTCACGACTAAGTTCTTAATATCTAAATACTCATCAAGAGCTTTGGTATCATCTACTATAGGTAAATTTGCATCACCAGTTTCTTCTGTCATTTTGTTTAAGCTGGTGGTTTGTGTAAAGTAATCAGCACGCTTTTTAGCATTACTCCATTGATAGAAACCTTGTCTCATACTACTCATATAAATATTTATGCATTTATCGGGAGCATTATGTTGACCTTCTAGATTTCCACCTTTAGCCCATGGCTTATGATCTTTTGCGTATTGGATGCAATGTATAAGCCACTCATAGCAGGTCTCTGCATCATAAGCCCCTCTTCCTCTAGCATAATATGAGTTAATTAAATTCCAGTATCTAGCTATAACTGCAGCTAAATATCCTTCTGATAATAATGCATCATCTTTTTCGTGTTCTAAATGTTTAAAAAATAAATAACTTTTATCAGCTTTCCTCCAATCTTCTTTTAAAATACTATCTGCTTTGTTTTCATATAAACGTCTGTACTCATCCAGCATGCACGATCTCCCATGTGAACTATTTTTGTTTATATTATAAAAGCTATTTTTTAATAAATCAACTGTTTTTTATAATATTTCTGCAACAAATTTAGTTCCAGGTGCATACGCATCGATATTTTGTAAGAATCTTTCAAAATCTTTCTTTAATTCCTTAATTACTTGATTTTTGTTTTTACCTTCTATTCTATGCACATCACTGTGTTGTTGAGTGTTGATGCTAGATCTAATCTCTACAGTTTGCTTTGGAAGCTTCCATGCTGTATAAACGCATTTATCAGAGCAATCCCAGGTGTCATAAATAACACCATCTACACAGCAGGACCAATGTCCAGCCATCTGCAGAATATAATTACCTTTAGGATAAGCTTTACAAAAACGTTCACCGTTCATTCTAGGAACACCACGTTTTGCTGGGAAGCTTAATTTAACAGCTTTCAATACATTAACAACATACTTATCCGGATTTCTATCAGAATTGAAAGCTTTAGCTCCAGTAACTTTCTTATATCTATTAAGCTCAAGTTGCACTTGATGATAGTCCATTTCAGCTGCTTTAGATATAGCTCTTTTTACGCAATCTCTAACGAGTAATCCTTTAGGATGAGCATTATAATATTGATACATATAGCACCTCTTTTTATTTCTATTTACATATATATTATATAATAAAATAAAGAAAAGATCAACTGTTTTTACCAGTTGATCTAAAACTTTTATCTTAATTCTTCTATATATTGTCTTAATATAGCTAATTGCTGAGTTGTCATTTCGTCATCTATGACATAATCACTCAAGGCACCTTTTGTATTTAGAATGTCTAAAACTCGCTCATCTATAGTGTCTTTAACCCATAATCTATATATAAATACTGGTTGCTTTGTACCGATTCTATATATACGATCTTCCCATTGCTCTTGCACACCTGCTGTCCATGGTGTATTTATAAAAATAGCATAATGCGCTCTATTTAGAGTTATACCAGTTCCCATTTTTTGTCCAGTACATACTATAACTCTATGCTCAGAATCATTTTGAAACATATCGACATTATTTGATATAATATCATCTGGAATATCTCCAGTGCATAGCAATGGATTAAACTCTGCTAACTATTTATATATAAAATTTATTGATTCTTTAAAGCAACTAAAAATAACTACTTTCTCATCTGGATCAGATAATATTTGTTTAGCTAAATCTATACAACGTTCAATTTTAGCAGATGGTATGTTCTCTGTAGTTAACACATTTGGACATTCTGCTGCTTGACGTAATCTTATAACCATAGCTAGCAAATTAGCTGTAGACATTTTTACTTTATCTACTTGATCTACTATACCTTTCTTTATATTTTCATAAAAATTACTTTGAGCTGTTTCCATATCAACAAACTCATCTATTATATTCTTATCTGGAAGATTTAGTAAATCTTTTTTTCTTCTCAAAGAAACTTGCTCAAGTTGGTATTTAAGTAGATCCATATTTTTAAATCCAACTAGCATATTTCCAAAAGGACCACCATATTCGCAGTAATAATACTTAAATTTAGTTAATGTAGAATGTTCTGCACCTATCCATTTTAGAGCCATATAAGTATCTAAAGGATCATTAAGTAATAATGTTCCAGTAGCACCTACTTGATACTTAGCTTTATTTATTTTTAGTAAATTTTTTCCTTGAGAGCTGGTCGGAGATTTCATGGTATGAATCTCATCAACAACTATCATATCAAATTTATTCTTACCTTTATTTATAGCTTTTACTATATCATCATCTCTGAGTGATTCCACATTTATAATAATAAAAAACTCTTCTAAAGGATTTTTTAGCTCTTCGACCCTATCTTTAACAGATCTGGTATAAACTTTACCTTTTGAACTTATGTATTGACCAATTATTCTAGAGCTTAATGTGCTAAATTTCTATATTTCTTTTTGCCAGTTTCTTTTAAGCGTATTTATACCACAAACTATTAAGCAATGCTCTATCTTTCCTTGATTATGTAATTCTTCTGCTAGCCGAATCAATGATAAGGTGTTATGCGTAACAATGCAATTTTTTGTTAGATAACAATGTGATGGACTGTCTACAGATATGCATTTTCCAGGTTGCTTACCAACATATGTAATATTCTTTATTTTTCTTCTAGGCTTATTATATCTTTTAGACACTAAATTTTTCTTCCTAGGCAATCTAAATAAGATAGAGTTATCAGGTAAATGTATAGAAATTGTATAATGAGTAGCACACTATTTTTTCTAACCAGATGCGTCTCGATAAGAAGCTGTAAACTCTCGTGTTGAACACCAACCACCTAAAGATTGTATTAAGAATTCAAAATCGTACCGCAATTGTTTAGAAGAGGTTCCGAAACATGCTTTATTAGATAATTTTCCCTTATAAGTTTTTACTGAACTTACTGTACCATCAGTGTCCATTAATCCTTGCAACAGAGCTATACGATCTTCTACAGAACTATGTTTATAAATATCAGGAATAAATTTTGTGTAAGACAAATGATTTAATAAACCAAGCTTATCTAACTCATGCTTTAATTTAGAGGGTTTCTTTGATTTTGTTGAAAATATATAACTATATTTACCATCAAGCCTTATTTTTAATGCATCTCCCTCAAGCTGCTCTAAGCTATGTATACATTGATCAATAATAAACTGATCGCTCGAAGTTAAACTTATATATTTTCTAAAAGATCCATCCCCAATTAAGCAGCCCAAAAGATATGGATCAATAGGCAATTCATTTTTAGGAAATTTTATAGGCTCACAAAATGGTATTCTTAGACAATTCTTTTTCCAATTATCATTTTCAATAAGCCAGCTAGTAGGTCGAGCTTCATTGAACTCTGTTAGATGATATTTTCTATCACACTTATCCCAGACACCTTTATTGTATCTAACCTACCATAAATGATCTTTGCAGCAAATTATAGAATCTTTTGTTGTAAAATCTAATTTATACATGTCTAAAGATTCGTGATAAAATTCTTCAATAACTTTACATGGGTTTCCCTTATCATCGAAAACTATATCACCAGCATGTATAGCATCGATAGGTTTAAATCCATTAGGTGTTAAAACAGGTGTATCTAAAGGAAGCGCTTTACCAAGCCCGGGAGCATCAAGTAATAACCATTTAGGATTATTTAATCCAAACTCTACAGCTTCTGCTTGATGCTTAAACATCTAAAAAGGCTCATCAGGTTTTTGTGAAAAAATTATATTTTTAGCTTTTTTATCTTCAAGTAAATTTAATTCTATATCATCTATTATAGAAAAATGATCTAATAAATAAGAAAGGTTAGTTATTGGAACTTCCCACTACTTTGTTTTAGCATCATAATCTGATCCTTGAGCGTTTTTCAGAACATCTACAACTAGTGGGTTGTATGGACTTTCTACTACTAATGCTGTTAGTCCAGGAACTTTTTTAGCTGTTTGCTCTGATATTTTTATCATTATTCAGCTATCCCTTCTTCTAGAGTCAATTTTTCTTCAAATAATGGTGTCACATATGCTTTTGACATATCATACTTAGAAACTTGCTCAACTTTGAATTGAATTTTTGCAGTCACTCTAAATTTTGTATCACAAAAATCACATTGATAACTTTCTTCTAAATCCATAGACTTTCCTAAGAAATTATCTATTTTACCACTATTTACTTTATCTATATCATGAGGCTTACCTAAAAATTTATCTGGATAATATATTTCACTAGGTAAATATTCTGCTCCACAGTGCGGACAAATTATGTAATCTACTTTCTTATTCGAATGTTTCATAATTAAAATCTCCTACATATATTTATACAGGTCATAAAAGAAAAGAACCATGGATTTCTAAAACTTTTCCATGGTTCTCTATATTTATTTTAATCTAATCTACCATCATCAATTCTAATTGATTGATTAAGTGAGCTAGTAGCAAATTTAACCTTACTATTTGCAGGTATTCTTAAATTATATTTTGTAGTTATATTCTATTTGTTAGAATCTTCTCCAGTATATGGTCTCTCTATCAATTCTAGAATTGAAAAGACTTTTGTTGAGTCATCCGTATAATAGCTATTTTCATTAAATCTAGTAGCAGATTCGAGAGCGAATTCTATTCCTTCATATTTACCATCTTTATCAGTACCATTAAGTCTTTGCCAAGACATATTATTTATACTTTTGTCATTACCTGATATTGAAATCTTAGCCACAATATGTAAATTAGGTGTGTTTATTTTATCCTCACCTTCTTCAAAAAGTATAGCGTTAGTACCTAATTTTAATTTTGCAATGTTTCCAAGAGTAGTATCACCAATAGGTATTGAGTTTAATATTTCATAAATATTTGATATTGAAAAATAATATCCAAACATATTAAATTCAAATCTACCACTATCTATTACAAAATATCCTTTATCATCTAATCTATCACCAGAAATAACAAAGCATTTTTTATCTACTAATCTATTTATAATGGATGTTAGATTAAATTCCGTCATCATCCTAGCTGATGCGTCTTCAGTCTATCTCTATGTTGTTGGAAATACTTTTATATTAGCACTATTTATAAAACCCATTTCTTCTCCCTATTATTAAGAAGCATTTTTAAATTGCAGTTCCCACTCTATGATCAAGACTTCTGATGCAGATATTGTTATTCCATCTTCTGCTTCTTCAGGCACTATATTTATAAATGCTAATGGTTTAGATATGTCTTGAATATTTTTATTAGGAAACAATACTACAGACTTTAACCCCGCGGTTTTATCTCTCAATTGATCATACAGAATTATTCCAGAGAATATTACATTATAATTATTATAACTCTCTTTAACTTCTATATTGGATAATAAGCTTCTATTTGTTACATTGCTTGTGAAATCTTTTATATCATTATCTGAAAGTGTTAATTTTTCCGCAGAAGCATCAAGATATCTTGGAGAGTTGCTTGGATTATAATTCTAAATTAAACAATCACATAGGTATTTAAAAAGATGCTTTGTACCATTATTTTTAATTCTAAAAGAATCTTTAATGATATTAAACTTAGTATCTACTTTTTTTATAGTTACAATACCTTGATATGATATATTATCAATATTATTCAAGTTAGTCATACTGTTTCCTTTATTATCTACTCTAAATTTAGCAAAGGAATCTGATAGTAATAATATCAGATTCCTTGACCTTATTCATTACTATATACTTTTTCTACTGTCTTTTTAGTATCATCTTTACTAAGATTTAAGTAATCATCAAAATCAGGTATTTTATTGCTTTCGCCTTTATTAGATCCATCTAAGTCATCATTACTTACAATAAGACCTAAATCATAAGTGCCTAACAAATGACTAGCTTGTGATTCGATACCAGTTTCTTCTTCAACTGATGAGCTATCATAATCGATATCAGGATTGATATCTATCATATTATCTGTACTAGATCTAATTGTTCCTAGATTATAATTACTAGATTTATAAACAGTAACTATATTAGCTGGATTAATTTTTGTAAGTAAGTCTGTTTCTGGCTCTTTATATACTCTCAGTATATATATGTATCCAAATGGTAATATATACCTTAAGAATTCTTTTAATGCAATCTTATTTACTATATCTACAGGTGTTAATATCTACACATAATGATCGAGTCCAGTTGCTTCATCTAAACTACTAACAATATTTACAACAGGCTCTTCTATAGAATTTTCGCATTTTAAGATAGTTTTAACAGCCATTTCAATACCTTTCTTTGTACCTTTATATTTAAGTGTACTCTAAAAAGCACCTATGATAGCTCTCAAAACATCATCATCTAAATATTCTTTTGTGAAAAATCCAACTTTTTTTGCTAATAGATCAAGAAATATATTTTTACATTTACTAGATGTATTTAAGTTAGTCATTGTAGCTATGTCAGCTCGTTGACCCATAAATATAGTATCATCTAGTCTAGCCATAAGCTAAAAATCTCTAGAATTATCAACAAAACATTTTGGAAGATTATTTTCAAATCTAAACATTTTTATTATTTCCTACTTTGTTTAGCTACACTTATATTTGAGATTGTTGAAGTGTTTATTTGAGATATAACAAACTTATTTTTGATGTGATTTGTATCAAAAAAGCTTTCTGGATCTGTTGGATCATTTATAGCGATACCTTCATCTACTCTATATGTAAAATCAAAAGGTGGTAGATCATCTTTATTTATTTGTGTCAATTGCTTTATTCTAGTTAAAACCGCATTGCCAGCACCACCATCTAACTCATAATCAGCTACTATATCACTATAATCTATAAACTTATTTGGATTATATAATGTTACATTAATGATCTCATCTTTAGCTACATCAGTAACTGATATTTGTAGATTTTTAAGCATAAATGTAATCTGGATCTTTCTTTGAAAAAATTTCATCAGGTAACCTAAGAAAAATGACATTATCAGAATGCTTTAAGTCTTTAGCGTCACTTGTAGAAAGCTCCTCTTTAATAAATGACCATGTGCCTGTTTCTGTACCTGTTTTAACTTTAATTGTAATTTTTGCATCAGAATCTGTTATACTTGACTGTATCAAAACAGGAAGAAATGATTTACAAAAAGTGGGACTTACACATGCTTCATATAAAAATTTATGCTTTACATCTGTTGTTGCTTTATTTTGCATACTTAAACTAACAGTATCATTAGAATATGATTCCGAAACAGAATCTGATTCTACATTAGTAGAAGTATCACTAGAATTCGCTTTATGCCAAAATATATCATCTGAAGGATTTTTATAAATACTTGCACACAAAGACTTAGATACCGTACCATCGCTTAGTAAAAGTTCTGCTGATTGATTCGAACCGCCAGTTAATGCAACAGGTAT